CCGGCGCAGCGGGCGCGGCGGGCGCGGCCGCCTTGACCCTCTTCTCAGCGCCTTCCGCGCTCAGATCGACGTTCAGATCGGCGTACTCGACGCCTGCTTCGTCCGGCTGCGCTCCAAGGAGGGCGGCGTCGCCGTCTTCCAGGATCACGGTGTCGGTGGTGCTGTCGTATCGTTCAGCCATTGCCTTTTCCTCGTTCAAGGGGGCGCTTCAAGTGCGGTGCGAGCTGCCCCGTGGGACTCGACCGCGAAAATCAGACGTTACGGGTCTTGCCCTTCTGCCCCGGCAAGTACGTGCCGTGGTTTTGGAGGTGTTTCTGCTCTTTCGCCATCTGGTGCTGCCGGTTCCGCTCCCAAGTCGCCGTAGCGCCCGGAAAATGGCCGGAAATCGGGTCCAGCACCGGCCGGGGTGCGCTAATCTCGCGCGACGAGGGCTCTCCGCAAACGCCGCAGATGCGCTCGCGCTCGCTGGTGTCCGCGAACGCCTCCTCCGCGTGCCCATTCAGGCACCGGAAATCAAACATCAGGCGCGGCATACTACGAGATCACCTTCGCGACGCCGAACGTGAGGTCGTCGAGCTCCGCGATAAGCGTGTCTTGCTCTTCCGGCTTCGCCTCGTCCACCAGGATCTGCCGGTAGGCGTGGTCGTGCATCTCCGGCTGCGCTTTCATCCACAGGATGTTGGCCAACTGGCCCTGCCGGTTGTCCAACTCCCGCTGATCCTTCACCGTGATCAGTTTGTTCAGCGTCGCCTCGACCGCCTCCAAGTCCTCTATCAGCGCGGCCCATCCGGCCGACGTGAAAAGGTCGAACATAGAGCGGTAGTGCCGCTCCAGCGCGTCGTCTTTCAGTTTCGGGATTGCCATGCTTCGCTCCTTCAGTGGCCGTTTCGCTCTCTAGTTTCGGAATTTAAGGTGAGGCCCCTTGCGGGAGGCGGAACGGGAGCGAATCGCCCCGCCGGCTGCCTCGTTTATCTATTGCAACGGCTTCGGCTGCGGTTTCGCGCGGGCGGCTTCGACCTGGCCGCGGGCTTTCACCTCGCTGGCGGCCACGTTCGCCTGCGCCTTCGCCATGTCAGAGGCGTGCTTGCGCGCGCTGTCGCGATCCTTGCCCTGCAGCTGCATCTGCGTGATGCGCTCGTTCGACTGCACGTCTTCCGCGGCGACCATGAGTTCCGCCATCTGGACGCGGCGGTCGAACTCGGCTTGCACCTCCGCTTCCGGCGTCTGATAGATGCCTTTCAGCATCACCTCGGCGGCCTGCACCTCGGGCTGAATCGCTTCGGTCTGCGCCTTCGCCTGGTTGAGGCCGGCGCGGGTCTGGAGCTCCATCGCCTCGGCTTGCAACTTCGCGATCTCGGCTTGCGCTTTCGCGATTTCAAGCTGTACTTGCATCTGGCCGAGCTCGGTCTGCAACGCCTGCAGCTCCGGCGGGATCTGCGGACCCGCGGGGGCGACGTCCAACTTCGCGATGATGTCCTTGCGATTACCCAGGCCGGTTGTCTCGAAGATCGCCTTGATGACTTCCTTGTGCGCCGGCGACTCCGGCGGCAGCGACGCGAGCATTTGCACGAGCGTCTGCGACTCGTACTCGCGCTGCATGATGCCCATCGTGCCTGACACGTTGAACGTGAAGTTCAGCGGCTTGTAGCGCTCCGGATAGAACTGCATCTGCCGCCACATGATCTTCTCAAGCGCGGGCGCGAGGAAGTTGTCGGTGAAGTTCATCAACGTACGGCGGTGGCGCTTCACGATGCCGGCCATCGACATGGAGACCGCGCCGGAGCGCGCCTGCCCACCGACGCCGCCTTGCGCCATCGCAACCGAGTCCAAGGAGCCCGTCGCGCGCTGCACCATCTTGTCGAGCGCATCGGCCTGTTGGTACGTGTTCTGATCGACGTTGCCGAATTGGAACGGCTGCAACACGTCGCCGGGCTTGCCGTTGGTCAGGATCGATTTCCCGGGGTACACCTCGAACTTGAAGCCGCGCGGGAGGCGGGAGGCGTCCATGCCCATCATCGGGGCACCAGAGAACGCGAGCGCGTCCATGCGCGAGCGGAACTCGGCGTCGAGCAGCTGCTGGGGCGCCGCGCCTTTCTCGCAGATGCCGCGGCCCCAAAAGCGACCAGGGATCTTGTCCCAGGCGAACGCTACGACCGGGCGGTCGCCCATGAAGTACGGATTCTTCTCGGCCTTGAGCAGTTTGTTCTGGCTCGCGATCACGACGACCGCTTCGGTCATTTTCGCGCGGCCGGGCTCGTCTTCCTGATGCACCGTGGCGCCGCTGCTCTTCAACAGGTGCGTCGGGACCAGGCCGTAGTAGCGGTAGACGTGAACGTTGCCCTGCTCGTACTGTGAGATCGTCTGCGGGTCGACGGTGATCTGAACGTCCGACTGCGCGCCGGGGTCGAGTTCGCACGCGTAGTAGTCGCCATTCTCCTGACCTTCCTTGATCAGGTGCGCGCCGACGTACTCCTCGATCGCGCAGCCGAGCGCGTCCTTGATGGTCCGCCCGTTCGGGTCGATCAGGAAGTTGCGCGGGTTCACCGAGCGCAGGCAGGCGTAGATGACGTCCTTGGACGTCTTCTTCGGGGGCGCAGCGGCAGGCGCCGCACCTTCCATCACGGTGCCATCCGGCATGGCGTGCGGCCCTTCCGGCATAGGCTCCGCACCAGGCTGCGCATACAGATCGGCCACCGGTCCCGTCTCCGGGATCGCGGGCCCTTGTTCTTCCATCGGTGCGGCGCCGAGCCCAGCGAGCGCGGCGGCCAGCGGATCCGCCGCCTGCGCGGGCGCGGGCAGGGCCATGTCGTCGAAGGCTTCGCCGAGCGCGACGACCATGTCCTTCAAAGTGAAGGTCTTGAGCAGGATCTCGCCGATGCCGGTGCCGAAGACGCCGGCGTTGATCATCGCCTCGCTGATGTTCGGGACGAAGTCGGTCTTCGCCAGGTCTTCCTTCAGCGCGCGCTCATTCTCGCTGGTGGCGTCCTTCAGCTCATCCGAGTCGGTCGCCTGGCCGCTTATCTTGAAGAAGTCGCCGCCGCGGCCGAACACGGCCTCCTCGATCTCGGCCACACTGTTCTCGACAGCTTCGGAGAGCGCCGGCGTGATGATCTTGGACCGCTCGGACTTGCGGCTCTGCTCCTCGCCCGACCAGATGCCGCGCCACAGGCGCTCGTACTGATCCCAGCGGGTGTCGTAGTTCGTTTGGCGATGCGTACGCCAGGACGTCAGGCGCGACGTGACCCACGCAACGAGCTCGTCGCCGCCTTCGCGCTTCTGCTCGCGGGGTTCGTCGTCCTCTAGGACTTGCGCCTTCGTGGCGTCCATGTCATACTTTGCCATCGTTCATCCTTCGTTTTTCGTGCATGGCCATCCAGGCCGGCAGGAGGCCGTCGCTCACGACCGTTACTGACACCTCTTCGGGCAAGGCGTCCAGCATGCGCACGAACGCGTCGCACGCCTGTATCAAGTGCAGCGACGTCTCGTACAGGTTGAAGTCCGTGTCCGACACGTACACGATGCTGCTGCGCACGCCGTCGTGCGGCCCTGCGTGGGCTTTGTCCGTACGATCGCTCGGCAGCCTGATCACGCCGTTGAAGTCGTGGCTGCCGTCCACGCCGAAGACGTGGATGTCCTTCCACCCTTCCATCACCGCGGCCTGGACCGCCAACATGCTGACGTCGCCCGGCATCGGGATCTGCGTGTACTGCGGATCGACCCGCAGGTATTTCTCAGTGTCCGCGCCGACGGGCTGGAACATGGAGAGGCTGTACCCGCGCAGCTTGTCGATGTACTTCGGGCTGACCGTATTCGCCATGCGGTACTGCACGGCGGCGTTCGGCCGCTTCATGAAGCCGGCCTTGTGCGGCCTCCAGTCGACGTCCGTGTGACACGTCGGCGTGATGTCCCGCTTGAGCAGGAAGTCGTGCGCGCCCGATACGGTCCAGATGTCCCGATAGTCGCGCAGCTCCTCGTACGTACGCAGGAGTGAGGGTCCGTACCCCACGACGGCAATGGTGCCCGCCCGGTCCAGCTTCTGCGGGGCGTACGCAGGCAGCATGGTGTTCAGGTCGATGTTCGCCTGGACAGTCGGAAACTGCTCCGTGATCTCACCCGGCAGATGATCGAACTTCAACCTTGCTATCGGGTATACTTTCATTTCGCTCCTACCTTTTTTGAAATAAGCAAGTGCTCACGTTCAATATCCTACGTGGGCGTCGGTGGGCTGCCAGTACGGCTCGTCCGAAACGTGCGCGAAGTTCTCGAACACGCGCGCCTCGGCGAGCTGCACGATGAACGCGAGCGAGTCGGGCGCGTCATCGTGCACCAGCGCTGACGGGAAGTTGATGAACTGATCCTCGACGTCCCGGTTCCACGGAGCGCGGCGGAAGAGCACCTTGCCGTGCTCCATCCTGCCCTGCAGCGCCCAGCCGATGCGCTCTACCTTCGACTGGTTGTTGTGACTGAGCGGCTCGGGCCGGCAGAAGATACCGCGCTGCGCGGCCTGACTCTGCAGCTCGGGCGCCACAGCGTTGAAGAGCGCGCCCTTCTCGATCCCGAGGTTCATCGTCTTCACGCTCTCGACTGCGTCCAAGATGCGCTTCGCCGTCTCGTTAACGCTCCAGCGGCCGAGGTACACGTCGCGCACGTACCAACGCCCGTCCTCAAGAATCTTCACAACGGAGATGGCCGTCTGGTCGAGCCGGCGCTGCTTGTAGCCACGCGCGCTCTCGATCGCGGCGAAGCCGCCCAAGTCCACAGCCACATACCAATCGCCGGGGATCGGCTCAACGCGCGCCACCCCCAGTTTCATCACGGTGTGCGTCGGCTCGTCGTCCGTGTACTTGAGCCATTCGCGCAGGAAACTGCCGGAGCCGCCGGTCTCGAACGAGGCCATGAACTCCTGCCGGAATAACCAGCCCGGCATCGTGCTGCGCGCCTTCTCGATCTCCGCGGGATCGAGGAAGGGATTGTTCACCGTCTGAAAATGAAACGCGGCCCAATCTGGATCACCGCTCTCGTCAGCGTGTTTGAACAAATCGTAGAAGTGCGAGCGCCCTTTGGGCGTGCCCGTGAAACCGGCCGTGCCCTTCGCGTCGACGAGCGCGGGGCGCAAGATGGCTTCCCACGTCTCTACTTTCATATCCGCGAATTCGTCCATTTCGACATGGTAAGGGCCGAGACCGCGTAGTGTGTCGGGGCGGTCGGCGCCTTTGACGCCGAGCACGACCCCATTGTTCAGATAGATCAGCCCCTCGTTCGACTGATAGTTCTTGATCACCGGATGCAACTTCTCCAGCAGCCAGCCCCAGAAGATCGATTTCGCTTGTGTGGCTATCGGCGCTACGATCAGCACGGGCTTGCGCTGCGTGTTCTTCGGGTCAAGCGCCTTCAGACAAGCGCGCGTACCGGCTAAAATCGACTTGCCCCAGCGACGACCTGCGACGGTTACCGTGAACCGGGCCGGTGAGTTCAGCACTTCCAACTGCTGGGGATGCAGATGGAAGTCTAGCTCTAGATCGGCCACTTGTTGCTCTTTTTCGCGTTTACCGACCGGGCGACAACGCGCAAGTTGTCAGGTACGTGCAGGCCGCTGACGTAAGGACTGTGCAGCGGGATCTCGTGGTCGACGTGAAACGGTATGCCGGTCGACCGCGTAAGCGCAGCCGCCTCGGAGTAGAGCAGTTTCATCAGGTCGCGATCATCGGCCGTCAGCCACGCTGGCGTGCGAAGAGCGAGCCCGGCGCGCCGAGCCGCGGTAAGCGCGTTGATCACTCCGGGGTGCGCCTTGTTCCACTGCCTAGCTCTAACGATGGCTTCCGGCTTGGCGGGTTTACCGCGGCGCGCAGTGCGCCCCTGTGCGTTGTACGCCTCCCCCTTCTCGGGATTCGCCGCCAGCCATTCTGTGCGATATGAAGATCGCGCCGCATTGTGCGCACGCACGCGCTCTGGGTTCTTCGCGCGCCAGGCCCGATTGTACTCAGCCCTGCTAACCCCTGCACGCGCAGCGCGCTGT